TCAGGGTGAAACGCTAAACCCCTAGGGTTTGATGCTTGAGAGGACACGTCAACAGAGTTACCAACATAATTAAATACACTGTTAGCATCGGGATACAACGTACTGTCGGTCTCAACGACACCGGATTTAAGAAACACTTCACCAGTGTCGTAAGTGTATTTATTTACACCACCAACATTTAATGGGAGTACACCGTTGATGGGTACACCTGCACCACCTCCACCAGATAAAGAACTACCTTTGATAGCCATCTTAAATCTCCAATTTTCCAGAATTCGGGTTGAACACAAACTCGTAAACAGCTTGGTTGTCTAAAACAATACCATCAACAGTACCATACAACGACGTCAGAATATCAGTAGTTCCGTCACCGTAAACGGTTGGTTCAGTACCAATCTCAGCAACAAAATCGAACGACTCATCAACCAATCCTCCGACCGGTGGTAAAGTAACATCACCACCACCTTTAACAAAATATCGTCCAGGAAGCGTCACTGTGAACGGTGTAGTAATACCCAGTCTAGCGTTACCAAGTGTCAACGGTACATAATCCGGATTACTGTCACTTGGTTCACTTGAACTCACATTAACCAGATTGGTTAATAACATCCAATACCGATCATTGTGATAAACGCTTGCTGGAATGTTCAGCGAACCAGTCAATGTCGAGTATTCGCCTGCGAAATTAGACGTGGCCAAGCTGTCATTGTAAATAGCTTGAGTCTCATTGCGTAAAACTTGCGTTTCATCACGATACGTTTCAGTGGTGTCACGCGCTGTAAACGTCTCATCACGATACCCTTGAGTGGTGTCACGCGCAGTAAACGTCTCGTCACGATAACCCAAAGTGGTGTCACGATACGTCTCAGTGGTGTCACGATACGACAATGCTTGATTGGCATACTGTTCGGACCGGAATACTGTTTGTTCAGCATCGTATACAACGTTATTTACTTTAGACTGAGCTTCATATTCGTAACCCCACAGTGTTTTGTGCGATACACCGTATTGGTCTACGAAACTCGTATCATTTCGGTTGTATATGAACGTGTTGATAGCGTCCATATTTAGCTTGGCTTCTTGAGCCAACGCCACCGTCGGTATTGTTGTACAATCGACTGGCATTTTTAAAATCTCCTCACAAGATATTCGAGTTCTTGCATCATGCAACCGAGTTCGTTACCAAGACATTGTCCCATTTCATAAACAAATTCATCGTAACAGAATGAGCGTGACGGCACTATCTCCAACGTGACGGTTAACTGTGCGTCTTGAGATGAATTGTATGGTAACTTCCAATCGCTGACCACCTGAACGACGTAAGGTTCAACGGTACTACTGTCAGCAGCAAGGTGACAGATAAATTTTTTACCTTCGTTACGGTTGAAGAACATCTGAATGAAATCTTGTTCTGCACCGGTTTCCAGATAAAAAGTGGCCTCAGCAACATGTGGATTATTGTAATACTTCAACCTCTGGCGAGTCATCCCGCCAGGCACCGTAGACTGAACCACACCACTTCGACGATGTTTACTGAAACCACTCACTAACGGCACAAGCGGCTTGCCACCGAAAGCAAGTGTATCCAAGTCACTTGTGTCACCTTTCAAAGCCACTTAATCACCTCAATCTATAATAGGGTCGCTACCACCCGAAGGAGTGTCAAAATCGTTTAGATAGTAACGATCATCATAATTCACACATGAAATAGTGTTGATTTCTTTATTGTCATCAAGTTTAAACTCAATACCTTGAACAATCAATGCGACAGACTGTCTTACTTGCTCACTACAGAATGTAAACTTGGTCTTATCTCTTTGATAACCATCGTGAATTGATTCAGTTGGTGGGTTGTTCAACACTACATGGAATTCACTTAAACCAGGTGTACATTGGATCAACTCACTGTTATCACCGTTAGTTTTGGTAAACTGAATATAATGATCCTCACCGTCGACAAAATCAACAGGTTGAGATAGCTCGATTGACAGTCCATTAACCTCAACCACCTCACCATCGTAGATCCGGTAACCGTCGGTATTATCAGCACGACGGACAAATCGGGTACTGTCAGGAGAGTCAATACGTTGACCAGGTACTAACATTCGTCCGAACTCATCTGTTTGAAACTCAGTGTTCACAACTTGATAACGTTGACGATTGTAATCACGCCAAGCACGACGATATGCTTGAAGTTCAGTAGTCACACCAGCAATTTCGGTTTTCTTAGGGTTGTTACTAAATTCGTTCGGCACATAAATGGTTTCCGGTTTACCGGTCTCATTACTTCGGTAAGTTAGTTCAACACCGTCGTTCTCACGTTCAAAAATATCTTCTCGCACCTCACTGTCAGGCACCTTATTCCGATGAGTAATTTGTAACGCAGACGTTGGTTGTGGTGAGTCAAAAAACGCACTGTAAACACCATTCTGAACATAAGGAAAGCAGTTTACTGCAGTACATACGGTTTCGTACATTTCCCCAAAAGGTATTTCAACATCATCAAAAACGTAACCAAACTTAGTCATTTTATCGGAACCAAAGTAATTGATAATCTGGTTCCGCAACATCAAAATACCATCTACGTCAATCTGGTTTAAGTCAAGACGACCATTGTAAGGATCTAAAGCCATGTTAATTAAGATTTGGTCAAACTGATCCGTTGCAAAACCCTCAGACGGTCCAAACTGCCCGTTCCCAAGGTATTGCGTCAAACGACGTGTCACGTTTAGATTCGTTTCACGGTTTTTAACGAGTTGTGATTGAGTGTTGTTAGGTGTTAAAACATGGAGTAGCGTTACATCACCAAAACTGTGACCACTCGGTAACAATTCTTTACTGTAAACACTCGCTAGTTCAATCTTATCAACAGGTTGACGACGAGTCCGGTCAGTGTCACTGTCGATAGTATTTGACTTTCTTCTCACCCATAAAGCAAGAGAATTAACGTCTTGTTTCTGGTTACCAAAAGTACGATAAACAGAGTCTTTCCTACCTTTAATACTCGTACCATACGTAAACTCACGAGGACGATTTTTCACTGGAACTTCACCATGACTGAGACAAAATTCCATCGTAACGTTGTACTCACGGTTATAAGTGTTACCGCTATCATTATAGGTTTCAACGTAATAAAAACCATTATTAGAACTAAGGTTAAAATACACTTCTTGAAACGTTCGACTTACCGTTTTGTCAGTAAAAAACGGACCAACCCAATTAGAACCTGTTTGATTTACGGTAGGGGAATAGAAGCAATTATCCATCCGATGAGACTTAAAACCAGTGGTTGTGAAGTCACCAATACTCACTTTCCAACCAGCCGGTATATAAGAGTATGGGTGATAATATGATGTTGTCACCGAACCGTCCGACAGGTCGACCTCGTACATAACACTGAAACCATCGTAGATAAATTCTTGAACAATGTTTTCATTAAGCCATGTGAAATCAAACCCAGTAATGACTATTTGAGAATTATTTGATTCATCGTAGTCAACATTATACGTTCCACTCACATCGAGTGGAGTGAATGTTTCCAGTTGATCAGGATTATCATAGTGGTCATAAACAGTAACAAACTGTTCGGAACCTTTAAGAAAACAATCAAACATTTCAAAATAAGAGGAATTATCACGAATGTTTAACCTACTTAATAGGTTTGACACCGAAGTGTTTGGGGTGATCACAGCTTTATTCAGGTCAGTGGAATGTTTACGAATTCGCCACCGGATGTTACTCAGTGCTTTTTGATCAGGGGCTTCTAATTCAGCAGGATTAAACCCTGAAACTTGTGAATATATACCGAAAGTATTATACGGTGTTGATTGTTCATATGACGAACCATATCCGAAATCTCGGATGTCATTATTCAACACTTGAACAGGTTCAGGATTATCACCTTCGTAAACGTTAACCATTGAACCAGATATGTTCTTGTAAGGCACTCGTCCATCGTAGATTTCATCAAGGTTAATATCGTACTTACCACGTCCGACACATAATAACGTCACTTCACATTCACGGTCATTGATACCGAAACGATAAGGTTGTTGCCATAGTGTGGGAACGTGTTTGTTTACGGTACCATAAACGTCTTCAATGCGACCACCTAAGTTAACCTCATTCTGTGTACCACTGAGGGCATTAGTGCTTGATGTTTTCGTTTTAGAGCTCTTATTGGTGTTAGGCACCTTCGGTTGAGGCATCAACAACGTTGTAACAAGTGTTGTTACAAGAACCGCACCAACAATGAGCCCAATGGTTACAGCCTCACCAGGAAACGTTCGACTGTCGATAACAGTTACTTCACCGTTACAAATATCGATGAAAGAACCGTCCTCAGTGTCAATCTCATCACCAAGAACGTCACCATTGAAAAATCGCATATTAACCAGGTCTTCACGGTCGAACTGAGGTTGACGAAGGAAATCAGCAAGACGATTTACACTGTAAATATAAGCGTCACCGTTAACAGCATGTGGGTAGTATTTTACTGTAACCATTTATGAAAACTCACTTTCCAATAATATTGTTTAACAGAACCAAGTGTCCATTT